TTGTGCACGTTTGGATATACTACCATCCTTGTTGTACCACTTATTACCGGGATGTTGTAAGTCTATCCACACAGGTAGTGGCTTGAATGTATTACGTACATCAACCTCTACATTATGTAACTTCTCTCTCAACTCACCGAGTAACAGGTTAGCTTCACGCTCATTAATAAGCCAACCATTTGTTATCTGTTGGTTTATGATACGAGCCACGTCATGCTCAAGTCTTATACTTTCATCTCTAAAACCTGACAGTTCCTTGCTTAATGTTTCGTATACCTTTTCAGTTAACTCAACATCACGCTTACAATAGTCAACCATCTCCCAAGAGAACTCACCCCATTCAGAGTGGCCACCCTTAGGAAAGCCTAGCCTATTACCCCATGACTCTAATGAATGACCTGCTTCCCGGTTAGGGTTGGCAAGTCTGGACATGACTAGCGTATCTTGAACAGCCTTTTCCCATTTGAATCCCGTAAGTTTTTCCAGTACGGGTAAATCATATCCAATAATATTATGCCCGCAAATATGAGTAATCCCATTAAGGCGTACCCAATCAGCAAACTCAAAAATATCTTCGCCAATAAAGACATTAGTAGTTCCATACTCTACCTCCTTTGCAACTATACACCATATCGTATCAGGTCTAAGACCATTAGCTTCTATGTCCAGTATAATTTGTTTCATAATTAAAATTCTCCCAGTCCATCTGACTCTGACATTCTACCTGTTTCTTTATCGTAATGTAGAGAACAAGCAGGACCAGTGAGTCCACTGAATCTATTTTTTAATACCCTAACTATTGTAGTGTTACGAACAATAGGGTCATCAGCTTGTTGATTCCTTTCCAAGCCAATCACCATGTCAGAGAGCTGTGCAATACTTGCTGAACCACGAAGCTCTGACAGGCTTATCTGTCCACCTTCTTCATGACCCTTACCCATTGGTCTACGTAAATGAGAAACAAGGAATAAGCCTATGCCTGTTTCCTGTACGAGCTGTCTTAACTTAGTCATGATACTATCAATAGCTTTACGCTCATCAAGTACCTCTTGGTCACTGACTACAATAGACAGGTGGTCCAGTACAATCCACTTACAATCCAAACCTTTAGCTAGGTAGCGTACCTTAGAGAGTAAGTTATCCTCACTGGTACTACCGAAGTGGTCATACATAAACACACGACCTTCACCCATAGTCTTATCCCAGTAAATTTTAAGCTCACTGTCATCTACATCATCCATGTTAAGGTGTAATGGTTTGTTAGCTTCGATAGACATGACACCTAACGCTGTGTTCTTAACACTTTCCTCCAGTGCTAGTATGCCTATGTTCTCTTTCGTAGTCTTGAGTAGGTAATGTTCCAACTCTCTAACCATTTGAGATTTACCCATGCCAGAGCCACTCGTAATAGTTACAAGCTCACCCTTACGGAAACCATAAGTTAAATCATTAACACCAGTCCAAGGATAGGGAACAGACTCAACTCTAATTTCTTCCGTTAGTATATTCCATGTGTCCTCACTAGCTACAATACCATCTGGTCTGTAAGGTTTGGCATCCCACCATACCCTAGTGAAGTCAGCTATCTTACCTTGCAATAGCATTTCATTTGCATCCTTGAGTGGTAGGTTACACACCTTAACTTTATTAGGTGAGAACAAATCTACTACACTCTTGGTTGCTTCTTGACCTGCCTTGTCTGTGTCAAAGCACAACACTACCCAGTCGAATGACTCTAGGTATTCAAGGCTACGCTTAATATCATTCTTCGCACCTTTAGAGCCAGTGCGTAGACTGACTGATGCGTATTTGTTACCGAACATTTGGTGAACACTCATTGCATCAAGCTCGCCTTCGCAGACTGTGATGTACTTACCACCACCCTTGAATAAGTTTTCTCCAAACAGTCCTACATCTTTACTGTTACCATCATAGCTGAAATCTTTGGTATCAACAGTGCGTACCTTGTTGCCTAAATGCTCACCATTATCAGTATCATAGTAAGGATAGCAATGCTTCTTGATTAAACCATCTTCACCATACTGTAAGGTAACACCATACTTCTGCACAACATCTGCATTGATACCTCTGTCTACAATGGCACCACTGTTGCCTGTAAATAATTCCATTTTATTATCCTCTATAATTGGTTCAGCTTTACTCTGACCATTCGGTCCTTCCCAATGTCCACAACCAAAACAATATCCTTGACCAGTAGAGTACCTTGCTAGGTTATCTTTACTGCCACACTCTGGACATGGTTCATGTTGGACAAAGGTGCCATCTTGCTGTTCCATAATCTATCCCAGTTAAATTAAAGGTGGCTACC